ACTGACTATGACTTTGAAGGATCAAACCTTTCAAGCATAATTGATGTATTGGCATACAATACGTACATCAATTCTTACAATGCTAACATGATTAGCAATGAAGTTTTCATTGATAGTGCCACTTTAAGAGAAAATGTAGTTGCATTAGCAAGAAATATAGGTTATACACCCAGATCTATCACTGCATCAAAGGCGATAGTTTCATTTTTTGTAGATACAACTGGATTTACTACTAAACCAGTTACCCTAACCCTTAAAAAAGGTGTTGTAACAACTGCTGCATCAGTATTTGGGTCAGAAAGTTACTCATTTTGCATTCCAAGTGACATCACAGTGCCTGTAGTAGATGGAATTGCTACATTTACCAATATACAAATTTATGAAGGCACATTTTTAACCTCAAATTTCACTGTTTCATCAGAAAACCCTGCACCACCTACAAAATACATCTTAGAAAATGCAGATATTGACACTTCTACCTTAGAAGTGCGAGTTCGTCCTACTCAAGCAAGCACTAGTGCTAAAAAATATATATTTTCTGATACTTTAATAGAAGTTACTTCCTCTTCTTGTGTATATTTTCTTCAAGAAATTGAAGATCAGAGATATGAGATTATTTTTGGTGATGGAGTCTTTGGTGAAAAACTAGAATCATTAAATTATATTGAAGTTTCTTATATTACTACAAATGGATCTTCTGGAAACAATGTCTCATCATTCTCATTCAATGGTAGAATTGTAGATAACAACAATAACCTTGTAAGTACAGGAATTTCAATTATTACTACTATAGAAGATTCTGTAGGTGGTAAACAAATTGAATCTGTAGAGTCAATTAAGCGTTATGCACCTAAAATTTACTCTACTTACAATAGAGCTGTTACAGCAGGTGATTATGAAGCATTAATTCCTAAAATTTACCCTGAAGCAGAGTCTGTTTCTGTTTTTGGAGGTGAAGAATTGAATCCACCTCAATGGGGAAAGGTTTTTATCACTATAAAACCATTTTATGGTCCATATGTACCAGATTCCATCAAAAATAACCTTAAAACTCTATTAAGAAAGTATTCTGTTGCTGGAATAGTGTCTGAAATACAAGATTTGAAATATTTGTATGTTGAAGTTGATGTAAATGCATATTATAACCCTAATTTAGCATCTGATGCTGCAGCAGTAAAAACTGTAGTATCAAATAATATTAATTCATATGCAAATTCATCTGAAATGAATAAATATGGAGCAAAATTTAGATATAGTAAATTTCAAACTGTTGTAGATAATAGTAATGAATCAATAACATCTAATATTACTAAAGTTACGATACGTAGGGATATGAAACCCCTATTAAATCAGGCTGCTGAATATGAATTGTGTTTTGGAAATCCATTTTATATAAAAAATATGAATGGTTATAATATTCAATCATCAGGATTTACTATATTTGGTCAAGCTGACACTCTTTACTTGGGTGATAAACCAGCAGCAGATAAGAGAACTGGATCTTTATTTTTCTTTAGATTGGAATCTAGAAATAATCCAGTGGTAGTAAAGACTAATGTAGGAACAATTTTTTATAGCAAAGGTGAAATTTTATTAAAAGCAATTACTTTGACAGGTACATCAAAGAAAATTCAAGAAATGCCAGTTATAGAAGTGGCAGCTTGTCCACAATCAAATGATGTAATTGGATTGCAAGATCTTTATTTGCAATTAGATGTTGGTAAGAGCACTGTAGATATGGTAACTGATACTATAGGTTCTGGTGAGGGATCTTCTGGTAGTAGTTACACAGCTACCTCAAGTTACCTTAGAGGAAATATAGCAAGATTGACTGAAGATGAGGGTCAAAATACATCCCTTCAGTCATTGGATACATATGTATTAGGAGGTACTATTCAACCAGAACTTCAAGGAAATCCAGCAGTATCTGACGTTACACCATCTACTACATCATCTTCTACAGCAATTACTCCTACTACATCATCAACATATTAATCCTTTTATTAGCAGGAAATTAACACTACTATAAAATGTCAGAAAATAACAGAGTCAAAATTAGTTCCGTTGTTAGTAATCAACTTCCTGATTATGTAAGAGGAAATTTTCCTCTTGCTGGAGAATTTTTAGAGCAATATTATACTGCTATAGAAAATCAAGGATCTACACTTGATATTTTGCAGAATATTGACAAATATATAAAAATTGATGAATTAACAAATCTTGTAGATTCTACAACTCTGTCTGATAATGTTGGAATAGCAAATAATACTATAAATGTTAAATCTACCACTGGATTTCCTAATACTTATGGATTAATTCAGATTGATGATGAAATTGTTACATATACTGGAGTTACAACTAATTCTTTTACTGGGTGTGCTAGGGGATTTAGTGGAATTACATCATATAGAAGCGTTAATAAACCTGATGAGTTAGTATTCTCTGAATCAGGCATCGCTACCCATTCTTCAGGAACAGTAGTTAATAATTTAAGTATTAGATTTTTACAAGAGTTTTTTAAAAAGGTAAAAAAACAAATTACACCTGGTTTTGAAGAAAGAACTCTTGCTGATGGTATTGATAAAGGATTATTCATAAAACAGTCAAAAGATTTTTATTCATCTAAAGGAACTGATCAATCTTTTGAGATTTTATTTCGTGCGTTATATGGAGAAGATGTAGAGGTAATAAAACCAAGAGATTTTCTCTTTATTCCTTCAAATTCAGATTATAAGGTATCTAAAAAAATAGTGGTTGAGGCTATTGAAGGAAATCCCTTAGATCTCATTAATAGAAACATATTTCAAGATTCTGTTGCTGGATTACCTAAAGCTACTTCAGCTATAAGTGATGTAGAACAGATTGTAAGGGATGGAAAATCTTATTTTAGATTAAGTTTAGATTATGATAAAAAAAGTGATAGATTATCTGATGATTTTTCTATTCACCCTAATACCAAATTAGTAGGTTCTGTTTCTGTAGGATCTACTGTTTTAACAGTAGATTCCACTGTTGGTTTTGGAACCACTGGAACTTTAATTGCTAATTATGCAACTAACAAATCATCTACTATAAAGTATACATCAAAATCATTAAATCAATTTTATGGTTGCACTGGAGTTAATGTAAATCTTAATAGTAAGCAAGATGTTAGATTGGATGCTTTTGCTTATGGTTACTCTGGATTAGGAACAGCTAATGTAGTCAAAGTTAGAGTAACTGGTGTTTTAGGTAATTTAGATCTAGATTATAATGTTGATAATTTTAATGAAATTGGAGATGCCATAGAACCTAGAGGATTAGGAGTTAATTCTTCAGATTTAATTACCAAATCTTTACAGCCTAATGTTTCTATAACTTATGATGTTCAAACTTTTAATCTTGTAGATTCCTCCAACTTTACCTATCAATTAAATCTTTTTGATCCACATAGTTTCATTATAGGAGATAGAGCTCTTATTAATGATGTAGAATGCACCATTATAGGTTTGATTAGTTCTAAGGAAGTTTTAGTGAAAGGTGCAGGAGAATTATCTGCCAATGTAAATTATAGAATTCAAAGATTAGTATCCAAAGCCAATTTATCTAATTATCCCAACGCAAATATATTTACTACAAATGTTCAAAATTCTTACGTAGACATTAATGATGATTATTGTGTTTATGTAGCTTCCTCTTCCATTCCAGACTATCTTGATGAAGGTTTAGATATTAGACAAACAGATCTTACATTTACTGGTGTATTTAATGAAAGCACTAATATTACTATTCCTAATCATGGATTAATTACTGGAGAAAAAATAAGATATGCAGCTGGAGAAGGTAATAATAAATTAGATTTAGCAGAGGAAGAATATTTTGTTAAAAAAGTAGATATTGATACTTTCAAAATTGCTAGAAGTTCTTCTAACGTAGATAATAATATTTTTGTAACATTTTCTGGAGGTGTCACTAATAATAAATTTAAATTAGCAAAATTTGCTAATAAGACTATACAAGGTCAAAAATTATTGAGAAAAGTTAAACCTCCAGTTAGTAGTATTTCAGAATCAACTAAACCTGGAAAAATTGGCATATTAGTGAATGGAGTTGAAATTTTTAATTATAAATCAAATGATATCATTAATTATGGTACATTATCTGAAATAGATGTTACCAGTGGAGGAAAAAATTATGATATAGTAAATCCTCCTATTCTTACTCTTTCTGACAAGACTGGAATTGGATGTTCTGCTCTTTGTGAAGTAGAAGGAAATGTAGAGAGAATTGATGTAGTTGATAGTGGATTTGATTATTTAACTACACCAACTTTAAAAATAGATGGTGGAAATGGCACAGGTTGTATTGCGTATGCTAATTTAAAATTAATAGATCATTCTGTAGAGTTTAATTCTACAGAACTTGGTGGATTAGTAAATATCACTAATAATATTGTAGGATTCTCTACATTTCATAAATTTAGAGATGGAGAACTTGTAATTTATAATCCAGAAGGTCAAACTGTTATAGCTGGATTGACTACAGGTGCTGCATATTATTGTTGTGTTAAAAGTGCAACTACAGTAACTTTACATAAAAAATATGATGATTCTATAGATGGACTTTCACCTATAGATTTAACTGGTTATGGTGTAGGTATTCATCAGTTTGATTGCGCTTCTCAAAAGAGAATTGTTAGTTCTGTTAGTGTTGCTAGTTCTGGAATTGGATATAGGAATAGATTAACTGCAATTACATCATCTGGAATTAATACTTCTAATAATACAATTATAATTAAAGATCATGGTTATAGTGATGGAGATAAAATAAGATATGATACTAAATCTACAACTCCTATCACTGGACTTTCTACTCAAACTGATTATTTTGTTTCTAAGGTAGACAGTGGTTCTTTTAGATTATCTGAAGTTGGAATAGGATCTACAGCTCAAAATTTCTACTTAAAAAATAAAGAATATATTAATTTATTTTCTGGTGGTGTTGGCGTTCATGAATTTAATTATCCTCCTATAACAATAACAGTTGATGGTAATATAGGAGTTTCTACATTTAGTGGTCAGAATTTTAATGCAACATTAAGACCTATTGCTAGGGGATCTATAAAATCAGTATATATTCCATATGGTGGTGTTGGTTATGGATCATCTGAAATTATTAATTATAATAGACAACCAGAATTTACTTTAAATAAAGGAAAAGATGCTCAATTAATTCCTATAGTATCTCATGACGGAAAAATAAAATCAGTAGTAGTTAAGAATGAAGGGTCAGGATACAATTCTCCTCCAGAATTACTTGTAAATGGAGATGGAAAAGGAACTGTTTTAGTACCAATATTAAAATCAGGAACTATAGATTCTGTAGTAGTATCTCATGTTGGAACTGGATATAGTTCTTCAAGTACAAGTATTACAGTTACTCCAAATGGAGATGGTGCTAAGTTCTTCTCTAAACCAAAAACATGGACAATTAATAGTGTAGAAAGATTGATACAGAATAATCAGATTACATCTGATGATGGAGTAGTAAGTGAAGGATCTAGAGATGAATTTGGTTTAGAATATTCTCATTTATATGTTCCTAGAAAATTAAGACAATCTGTTAATGTTAAGAAAGATCTAGGTGATAAAGAAGTCTTTGTCCCAGATTTACGTTTAGAGGAGGATATTGAACAAGATTCTATAAATCATTCTCCTATTATTGGATGGTCCTATGATGGATCTCCAATTTATGGTCCATATGGTTATTCTGATAATGGTGGGGGAGAAGTAAAAGTTCTTACATCTGGATATTCTGTTTCTATATCATCAGAGAGACCTAACCCACTTACATCTGCAGGTGAAGAAATATATGAAAGAGGATTTTTTGTTGAAGATTATCAATATCAAGCAGATAAGGATTTAGATCAACATAATGGTAGATTTTGCAAAACTCCAGACTATCCTAATGGTGTATATGCTTACTTTGCCACTATTAATCCAGATGTTAAAGATTCTGAAGGGGCATTTAAAAATTATAGACAACCACAATTCCCATATTTTATAGGTAATTCATATAAGTCTGAATCTATTGATTATAACTTTGATTATAATTCTAATCAAGATGATGTTGATATTAATAACACTAGTTTAATAAGAAATACTAGTGTTTATAATTTCTTATTTAATAAATCTGTTTATGAATTTTTAGTAGATCCAAATGCTATTAGAAAGCAAAAAACTATCATAACTTCAACATCTACTGGAACAATATCTAATGTAGGAATAAAAACAGGAGGTGATAATTATAGAGTAAATGATATTATAGAATTTAATAATTCTGGAACTAGTGGATCTGGAGTTCAAGCTAAGGTAGAAAATATTAAAGGAAAAACCATAACAGATATTAGTGTATCTAATTCTACATTTTTAAACGTAGAATTTGCTCCTAATAGAAAACCAGGTGAATTTGTAGGATATACTACATCTCCTCATAATTTATTTGAAACAGAATTTCTTACTATTAGCGGATTAAGCACTAATGGAGTAACCAACAATAAAATAGTCACTGCTGGAATAACTACAAATAATTTTTCTTTAGATGTTGGAATAAGCTCTGCTGGTGCTACTGGTCTTGTTACTTTCTTTAATGTTAATGGTAGAATTGCAGATAGATTTCAAGTTAGACCTAATGATGTTTTAGGTATAGGGACTGAGCAAGTAAAAGTATTAAATATAGACTTAGATAATAAGAGACTTAGAGTTTTAAGAAATCATAATTCTACTATAGGATCTGCTCATACAGCAACTTCTAATTTAGAAACTAAACCAAGAAACTTTAGTTTTATTAACAATATTAGTAATATTACTAATGGTCTTACCTATAATAGGGAATTATACTTTAATCCTGCAGACTCTGTAGCGTTAGGAACTTCCTTTGGAGTTGGTATTGGTTCTACTGTAGTATTTTCTAATCCAGGAACTGGAATAAGTGAAATATTCATTCCTACCAAATCCATTTATTTTAGAGAACATAATTTAAAATTAGGAGATGAGTTAACTTATAAAACTAATGATGGAACTGCTTTAGGGGTTTCAACTGATGGTACTATGACGTTTAGTCTCTCTAATGATCAAACTTTGTATGCTGCTCCAATTAGTCAAGATTTGATTGGTATAGCCACTGCTAGAGTTGGATTAGGAGCTACTGGATCATTCATAGGTATTAATAGCACTACTAATATTAGCACTTTATTCTTTACTGGAATTGGAACTGGTGTAAAACATAGTTTTAAAACAAATTATACTAATGTTTTAAGTGGTACTGTTACTAGAACTTTAGCAACAGTATCAACTGCTTCTACTCATGGTCTTTTAAATGAGGACGTTGTAAATCTTTCTATTTTGAGTGGAGTGACCACCACTGTTAATGTAGCATATAATGATTTTAATAGAAGATTAGTTATTAATCCTAGAACTTATATTAAAGCAGGTATTAATACATCAGATAATACTATTACCATATCTGATCATGGTTATATTAGCGGACAGAAAGTTATTTCTACTGCTACAACCTCACCAGGAGGATTAGTAGATAATGGGATTTATTATGTTGTAGTTGTAGACAAAGATAAAATTAAATTATCCAATCAATATTATCAATCTGTAAAGGTTATTCCTGAGACAATTAATATTACTAGCACTCAAGATGGTACTATTTCACCTATTAATCCTAAAATAGTTACACAAAGAAATCAGGAAATTAAATTTGATCTTTCTGATTCTAGTTTATCATTTATTGATAATGGAGTTTCATATAGTTCTTTTGATTTTGCTATCTATAATGACAAATTATTAACTGATAGATTTTATTCTTCATCATTAACAGATACTTTTAATTTAACTTCATCTGGTGAAGTTGGCATTGATACAACTGCAAATGTAACAATCAAAAATGTAGAAGAAATTTCTGAAGTATTGTATTATAATTTAATACCAATAAATGATACTTTAAATAAAGCAGTTAAGAAAGAAATTATTAGAGATACTTTAAATATTGAGAATTCTAATACTTTAGATCTAGAGAATAATCCTTTAACTTCTGCTTATTCTGTAGTTGGTGTAGTTGGTATAGCATCTACATCTTTTAGTTTTTCTGCTAGAAAATCTTCTCCAAAACTTCAATATGATGAAACAGATGGTGATTTTTCTTACACCACTACTAGTACAAATGTATATGGACCTATAAATTCAGTTAACTTAAAAAATAGGGGGCATGGGTATAGATCTCTTCCAGGAATTAGCACTATCACATCTGATTTAGGTAATGATGCTATATTAGAACTTTTTGGTTCTAATATTGGTAGAATTCTTGATGTTGATATTCAAGATATTGGATTTGATTATTCATCAGATAGAAGTCTTAAACCAGAATCTCAAATTCCTCAATTAGTAAAAGTTGATGCTTTAGAATCTCTTAAAAGAATTGGTATTACTTCATCTGGAAAAAATTATCTAGAATCTCCTGGATTAATTGTTTTAGATGGAACAACTCAAAAAGTGGTTAGCGATGTTGATTTAGATTATGAACTAGGAGATGAGGAAGTTACTATTTTAAAGAACACCAGATCTTTAAACAATGTTACCCCAATAATTCGTCCAACTAGTAATTCTAATGGAATTAAAATTTCTGGAATGGACTTTGATTTTGGAACAAAGTTAGTAACAGTGACCTTAGGTGCTACATTTACAACTCTCTCAGATTTCCCATTTGAGACTGGTAAAAAAGTAATGATTGAGGGAGTTAGTGTTGGGGTTGGTACTACAGGAATTGGTTATAACTCTGCAAGTTATGATTATAGATTATTTGAGATTTTATCAACAGATGCTAATATAGGTGGTGCTGCTGGATCTATCAGTTATAGTTTATCTGGTATTATTCCTGAAGGAAAAATTGCTGGAACATTTAATCCTACATCTTCTACTGGAAGAGTTATTAATGAAGAAGATTTTCCAATTTTTGATATTTCTTTAAAAGGAAATAAATTTGATATTGGAGAAACTATAGTTTCACATAAAGCTGTAGGAGTTCTTCAATCTTTCAATGCAACAAACGCATTTTTAAAAATATCATCACCTCAAGATTATGAAGTAGGAGATAGTGTTACTGGAGAATCTTCTGGAGTAAAAGGAACTGTTACTCAGGTTGTAGGATATAGATCTTTATATAATGTAGAATCTTCCTCTATATCTAAAGAAGGTTGGAAAGATGATAGTGGATTTTTAAATAATGATAGTCAAAGACTATTTGATAGTGATTATTATCAATATTTCTCATATTCTATTAAATCTGAAGTTCCACTTGAGAAATGGGAAAATGCAGTATCATCTTTAAACCACACTGCAGGATTTAAAAATTTTAGTGATTTGGTTATAAGAGATGAAGTTAGTGTTGGAGTAAGCACTGTACAGACAGAAAGTAATTTTGATGTTATTACAGATTTAATATCCATCATGGATATGAATAGTGTATTTGATTTTGACCTTGCTAGAGAAAAAACTTTAAGAATAGACAATGAAGTAATTTCTGATCAGGTAATCTTTGAATCTAGAAGAATTAAAGATTTTACTTCTTCAATAGGTAATAGAGTATTGAACTTTGATGATGTGAGTCCATCATTTAATAATACTGAAAGAATAGACAAGTTTTCTGCTGTTGATAGTTTTGAACTTCAAACTACAAGATCTAGAAAATATATTACTTTTGTTCGTGATAGAAGATTTATTAAAGAAAGACAGGTTATGTTGGTTTCTTTGATTCATAATGATAAAGGAAATATGCTCCTGAATCAATATGGTACTATAGCCACTAATACAGATGGTGGGGAATTTACCTCAGAATTAGGATCTTTTGATTTAGATATTAGTGGTGAGAATGGAAGATTATTATTCTTCCCTAAGAAGTTTAAAGTTAATAATTATGATGTTTCATCTGTTGCATATAACATCTCAGATAGCGCAGCTGGAGTAGGTTCTACTGCTCTTGGTTCAGTGTGTCAAATTGTAAGTGGAACCACAGATATACCATCAGGAATTTCAACATCTCATTCTATTGTATCACTTGCCTCCACATATAGAGCAGCTAAGATTTTAGTTTCATATGCATCTAGTGATAAGTCTTATTTTGAATATGAAGAATTAACTATGATTCATAATGGATCAGAAGTTGATTTGATGGAATATGGACAATTAACATCAGATAATTTGGGTAGTGGATCTGGAACTCCTGGACTTGGTACTTATAGTGCTTCTATTGCAGGATCTCGTATTAGTATTGATTTACATCCTAATGTATCTACTGCTACCACATTTACTGCCAATACATTATCAATTAATGTAGCAACAAATGCTGTTGCTGGAATTGGTACAACTACATTGCAAACAGGATTATTTGATTCTAGAAGAACTTC